GTGTGAAACACGTACAGCGGAGAGCCGCGATTGAGCGAACCGGGGGTCTTGGGCGTCTTGGTGGATTTCACCTGAACCCGGATCACCCGCTGACCGATGTCAACAGCAATGTCATACGGCACGCCTTGTGATGTCGGGTACGCCACCCAGCCATTGAGCAGCAAGTCGGCCATGACCAGATACTCACCCGCTCGGCCAACCTCCATTTCGGCGCTGACCCGCAGGTTGTGGTGCCGAACAACAACACTTTCGTCGATCAAGCCGTGGTCCTTGGGCTCAGCCACATCCAAGAAGCTGAGTTGCCTGATCACGCCGGAGCCTCTTGAATCGTCACCTCGTCAAAGACGCGCTGGCCGTCTTCAGAGATAGCCTTGCCGCCACTGAATTCCTGCCCACGGCAAACAATGACGTCGCAGTACTTCGGGTCCAACTCCATCATGAAGCAGCGGCGCCCCGATTTCTCGGCGGCGATCAGCGTACTGCCGGATCCGCCAAAGCAATCGAGCACCACATCGCCCGGTCGGCTCGAATTGCGGATTGAACGTTCCATCAACTCGACAGGCTTCATCGTGGGATGCAGGTCATTGCGGGCAGGCTTCTTGATATTCCAGACGTCCCCTTGATCGCGATCGCCACACCAATGCCGACTGCTACCTTCCGGCCAGCCATACAGGATCGGTTCGTATTGACGCTGGTAATCCGCTCTGCCCAGGGTGAAGGTGTGCTTGGCCCAGATAATGAAGGTCGACCATTTGCCACCAGCGGCCCGAAACGCCGCCTGCAATGTGTCGAGTTCACTTGAGGACATGGCGATGTACACCGCGCCATCGCAGTGGGGCAACATCAGCGAGAGCGCATCAAAGACGAAGTCGTAAAAACCCTCGCCCAAGTTGTCATTCAAGATGGGGCGGTGCTTGCCACGCAACTTGTCTTTTGCGCTATTTGCATAGTTGACGTTGTAGGGCAAGTCGCTCCAGATCATCTGAACGCGTTGCCCGGCGAGCAACTGCTCGTAGCTGGATGCCTGCGTAGCATCACCGCAAACCAGACGGTGATTGCCAAGGATCCACACATCGCCAGGACGGCTGATGACGGTTTCGCTGATTTCTGGAACGGAATCCTCATCGGTGTTGCCATCGACCGTGGTCTCTTCGCCGGCCATGATCTCGGCCAAGGCATCGGCATCGAAGCCAGTGATGTCGAGGTTGAAGCCATCTTCCTGCAAGGACTGCAGTTCGATGCGCAGCATGGCATCGTCCCATCCGGCGTTTTCTGCAATGCGGTTGTCCGCAATGATGAGCGCGCGGCGCTGGGTGGGCGTCAGGTGATCGAGCACGACCACCGGCACGGTGTCCAGGCCCAGCTTTTGCGCGGCGGCCAGCCGTCCGTGACCGGCGACGATCACGCCATCGGATCCCGCTAGGATCGGATTGGTGAACCCAAACTCCACGATGGACGCGGCGATCTGCGCCACCTGCTCTTCGGAGTGGGTACGCGCATTGCGGGCGTAGGGCACAAGCTTGGCAGTCGGCCAGCGTTCGATGTGGGTGGAAAGCCAGGGTTCAGACATGGGTGGATTCGCTTTGTCGCTGTTGGGCGATGGCCTCAAAGGTCTCGCCAGTGGCAGCCAGGGTGACTGGCACGCCAGGGAAGTTCTGTTGGAAACGGATCAGTGCCACGTCGACGTACTCGGGCGCGATCTCGACCGCGCGACCGATGCGCCCGGTGCGCTGGGCTGCCATCAGCGTGGTCCCGCTACCACCGAAAGGTTCGAACACGATCTCGCCTTCATCGGTGTAGGCCTCGATGACCTCGACCGGCAGCGTCACCGGGAACACGGCTGGGTGATCGATGTCCTTGCCGATCTTCCCTTTGTGGCGCATGACCCGGATGACTGAGTCGGGGATCCGGTGGTCTTGCGTGGGCTGACCAGCAGCGGTCCAGCCATTCACCTGGCCATCCTTGCCACGCATCGCCGTCGAGGAGCCATCGGCACGCAGGTGCGTCTCCTGGCCAGCGAACTTGCACGGCACGGTCTTGTTGGGTTTGCGTGTCTGCCGGTTGAAGTGGAAGATGAATTCGAAGCTGGGCGCGAGACGTCCTTGCCAGTCGCCGGGCATCCCTGGCCCCTGGTCCCAGACGTACCAGGCAAACCGCCGCCAGCCTTGGCTGCGCATCCACTCCAGCCACGGGTCCCAATACGGGATGAACTCGTTGTCTCGGTGGATCAGCCCAAGGTTGACCAGCACCTGGCCATCGGCGGCCATGGGCACTTGCGCAAACACGCCACGCATCAGGCCATCCCAGTCGGCGATGCCGCCGGAGGTGTAGTCGCGCTGGTTGCCGTAGGGCGGCGAGGTGAAACAAAGACTCGCCTGCTCGCCCTGCATGAGTGTGGCGACCACGGATGGATCACTGGCGTCGCCGCAAATCAGGCGATGCGGACCCAGCTGCCAAACGTCACCGGCGCGTGTGGTGGGTTGCTTGGGTGGCTCAGGGACATCATCATCCTCATCCCTGGCCGGTTCTTCATCGGTATCCGAACCCTCCGTCTCTGCAATGTCAGCAAGCATTTGGGCCAGCTCGTCATCGTCGAAGCCAGTGAGCAGCAGGTCGTATCCGGCTTCGGACAGCTCTGCCAGTTCGAGCGCCAGCAGCTCGTCATCCCAACCAGCGTCCAGCGCCAGGCGGTTGTCGGCGATCACGTAGGCGCGCTTTTGCGCAGGGGTGAGGTGCCCCAGTTCAATGACTGGGACTTCGGCCAATTCCAGCTTGCGCGCGGCAGCCAGACGACCATGACCCGCAATGATGCCGTTGTCGCCATCGACCAGGATGGGTTGCGTCCAGCCAAACTCCACGATGCTTGCCGCGATCTTGGCAATCTGGGCCGGCGAATGCGTACGCGGATTGCGCGCGTACGGCAACAGCGCATCGATCCGGCGGTATTCGATCTGCAAGTTTGGCGTCATGGAATTGAAAAACCCGCCGAGCGTTGCCGCCGGGCGGGTGGGAAATTTTGAAGGGGTGGTAACTGTCAGGGGCGGTGGTAACCACAGGCCGGTAACCTGGCCGGGTGGTAACCTGTTTTTCAGGGCAGTCGCTATCGAAATCTCGCGCTGTTGCCCCCCGCATAGCGGAGGCGACCGGAAGGACCCATCAAATCTGCGTCGGATGTGTCAGATGCGTCAGAGTTTTGGTGGCATGCGTCTTGCGCTTCTTTCCTGACCGTAGCCGAAACTCTACCCTCAAATCGGCTCTCATGCTGCACGCCCAAAAACCGCCCATGGGTGCGCGTTGCAGCTGATTGATGCTCACACACGACCAAAGACATCAGAACACCCTGCATCGACGCTGGTAAGAAGTGTTGATCACGGGCATTGCCGTCGGAAATCTTGCCAGTATCAACAGCTGTCCGATCAACCAGAGTTGAGCCTGTACGCCACCAACTCCATAAGCCGGTGCCAGCGCCTGGAGGCGGTATTGCGGTCACAGGCAAATCGCCTGCCGATCTGCTGCCACTCGTAGCGGTTGGCGCGCATCCAGACCAGGTGGCGCTGCTCCACTTCCAGCCACTGCACCCAGCGCATGGTCTCGAGCATCCGATCCACGGCCTGTGGACTGGGTGGCATAGGCCGGTACAGCCGCTCCGGGTCGGGATAGCGCTCGGGCACTTGCATGGCCAGCGTCATCCATGGGTTGAAGTAGCCTGCGGGGCGCACGCGTGGCAGCTTGTGCGCAGTCTCGGCAGCCTCAGCGAACCGGGCCGCCACGGCATCAGCCGTCCATTGGGTCAAGAGCTCAGCCATGGCGCTTGCCTCCATCACCGTAGAGGCGTTCACCCAACCTGCGCACGAACTGTTTCTCGATCCAGTCCAGGCGGTCGTCCTCTTCCGGCACCACCAAGATGTGATCATTGCGCCAGCCATCGCGTTTGACGGCGTCCAGGTCCGGTGTGGTCGGCTGCAGATTGCCCAGGGGGCAGCGGTAGCGGTGTTGCGGCACTTTCATTTCACACCCCCCTCTGCAGCCATGTCTCGGGCCAGGTACAGCAATGCGATGGCATCAGCCTCGTTGTCATCAGCCGGGTTGTGGCCACGGGCACGAACGGATGCCACCATCTCGTCCTTGCTGGCGTTGCCTTTGCCGGTCGCGTACTTCTTGATCGTGCCCACAGGCACGCCCTGGTACGGGATTTGGTGGTGCTCGCACCAGGCAGTCAGCTGGCCAATGAAGCCGCCATACGCATGCGCAGCATCCACACCGACGTGGCGACGGACTTCTTCGAAGACCACCTGGTCAATGCCGTTGTTGCACTGCTTGATGTCGGTGAGCCAGCGCTTGAACCGCAGGAAGCGCATGCCGCCGCCTTCGAAGCGTTGGGGTTTGAAGGATTGGCTGCCACTGGTGATGCTGCCGTCGCGGCTGACCAGTGCCCAGCCGGTGGTGGTGCCCAGATCGAGGGCGAGGATGGTTGTCGTGTTCATGTGTCAGTCTTTATTTGATCGGGTCTGACGCAGCTGACACGGCTTATCGATACCCTCCGTGAGGCGAGCGCGCACGCGCACGCGTAAGAGTTACGACAAACTGCGTCAGCTGCGTCAGACCACGTGGTTTTCATGGGTATCAGGCGTCCGCATAGGGGGTATAGGCTGGCGTCGGCGGGTGTTTGAGGCCAATGCCCTGGAACCCGCGCACGCCCAGCCCGTTGCGCCATTTGTCCAATCCACGCGTGATGAGCAGATCGGAAAAGCGGCGTTGTGCGCCGACAAACTCACCAGCGGCTTCAGCCCACTGCTTCCAATCGTTGAACAACTCGGCGGTCAGCGATTTGGCGTTGGCCTCGCGCACACAACGCTCATCAAGCCAGCGACCCAGGGCGTCCTCGGCTTCGAAATACTCCTCGGTCGCCTCCACTACGCGATGCGGCGGGGCTAGCCGTCCGTGGCGCTGCCAGTCGAGACAACCCTGCACGGCCCACGCGAGGATGCCGTCACGTTCGGCCAGGAGCTTCTGCTGCAGGTTCTTGTCCCGCTGCTGCGGCGGCACGGTGATCGTGAAAGGGATCAGGTGCAGCCTGCGTTTCATCGCCTCGTCGATATTGCGAATCGCGGGCTTGTGGTTGCCCGCCACGAACAACTTGAACTGCGGGAAGAACTCGAAGAAGTCCTGGCGCATGAAGCGCGCCGAGATCTTGTCCCCACCGGTGAGGTTCTTGAGCTTGGACTCGGCCCAACGTTTGCCCTGCTCAGTTTCGATGGCCGCCACGAAGCGCGCGCCGCGAAGTCCCGCCATATCGGTCGGGTGCCGGTCGGTGCGCGTTTCCATGAAGGTGTCCATCGGCGCGTTGGTCGCGTAATCACCCAGGATGGTGGCCAGCGTGTTGACGAACACCGACTTGCCGTTCGCGCCCGTACCGTAAAGGAAGAACAGCGCGTGCTCCTGCGTCGACCCGGTCAGCGCATAGCCCACCATCCGTTGCAGGTAGGACTGCAGCTCCTTGTCGCCACCCGTGACCTCGTCGATGAATTGCCTCCAGGTCGGGCAGTCGCCACTGGGCGTGGCTGTGGTGATCTTGGTCATCCGGTCGGCACGCTCGTGCGGGCGCATCCGGCCTGTCTTGAGATCGACCACACCCCCCGGCGTGTTGAGCAGCCACGTATCTGCATCCCATTCGTCGGTGGTGGCCGCGTGCCTGCGGTCTGCACGCGCCAGGCGCTCCACGCCGCCGACCGTTCCTGCGCTGGCCAATTTGGCGGCGACCTTGGGGTTGTCGGCACGCACTGCCGTCTGGCGGCAGACGCTGCGAATCAAGTCCGTGGCCGCCAGCGTGTCCTCAGTGCGCCAGCGTTGTCCGTCCCACACCAGCCACTTGCCCCAGCCTGACACGTATCGCCAGTCGCGGTGGTAGCGGCGCGTGAAGGACAGCGCCAGCGCGTCCTCCGTACCCCAGACGGATTCGTCACTGCTGACCACCGGATCAACGTCATCGGCCACGTCGTGCATCTGCAGGCGTGGCCCATGGGTGAGGAAGGTGGCGACATCGAAGCCCTCGGCAATGGCGTCGGCCACGTCCCAGCCCTCGGCGGCTTCTTCGGGCGGGTACAGGATGTGGCAGGATTTGGCTCCCGCCGACAGGATGGCCTGTGCCGCCTGCGTGGCGTACTCCCAGCCCGGCTTATCGCGATCGGGCCAGATCAGCACAGCCTTGCCGGACAGCGGTGACCAGTCGGTCTTGTCGACCGGAGCGTTCGCGCCGTGCATCGCCGTGGTGGCATTGACGCCCGCGTCAATCAGGGCCTGCGCGCATTTCTCGCCCTCGACCAGCACCACCCGCGCAGCGCTGGCCATCCCAGGCTGGTTGTAGAGCGGACGCGGGTCGGGCGGTGCCATCTTGCGCCGCTTGGCATCCCAGGGCCGGAACTGCTTCTTCTGCCCGGGTGGGTCGTATCGGTAGACGACGGCTATGAGATGGCCCGCCGCATCGAGGTAGTCCCACTTGGCGGTGGCTGGGCCAAGTTCGTCGACCGGCACGTCCTTCTTGCCGGATCGGCGCACTGGCATCTCGCGGGCGCGACCGAGCAGATCAGCCGCCGCATCCAGCACACGATTGAAATCGGTGTGAATATCGAGCGCCGAATGCCCAGCGATCAAGGAAAAAATGTCGCCGCCATCGCCAGTCGCGCGATCCGTCCACAACCCGGCCTTCTCACCGTCCAGAACCACCTCAAGGCTGTCGCCAGGACTACCCAACACGTCCCCGATCAGGAACTTTCCCCGGCGTCGCTTGCCAGCTGGGAACATCGTGGCAAGCACCGAGGAAAGGCAAGCGATCAGCCCAGCACGCAGCGCCTCACGTTCACTGTCATCAAGGATGCGCCCGGTCTCGACTGGTTTTGGAGTGTCATTGAAGTCAAGCATCGGTGGCACCCCCGATCACATCGGCGATGCCAGCCAGTTCGTGCGGAATGCGAGATTCGTGTCGCAACTTTCGCAGCGCCTTCCCCTCGATCTGGCGAATGCGCTCGCGCGTGACCTCCATCTTCTCGGCGACCTCATCGAGCGACGATCCGACAAAGAAGCGCTCACGGATCACGTCTGCCTCACGGGGCGTCAGCGTATCGAGTGCATCCTGAATGATGCGACCTGCCTGCGCATGGCTGGCCAGCCGCAGTGGGTCGGCGGATGCCGTTCCACAGGACAAGGCTTGCACGCTGTTTGCATCCAGATCGATGCTGGAATGGTTCGTTTCCAGCGGCCGGAGCTGGGCATCCGACCACAGATCGGAGGGGGATGCGTTCAGGAAGTCACAAAGGCTCCACGCGCATTCCCGCAGCAAGCCATCCGGCGTGAGCGGAGAACGCGTGAGGTTGATGTAGGGCAACAGCGCCCCGTAGTAGCTGATGCCGACGACGTCTGCGAACGGAGCGCCCGGCCTATGACCCGCCCGTTCGATGGCGCGCAGCAGACGGGCATTTCGCACGGTGACGCGAACACGGTAGTCACTCATGTGCCCCTCCTTGCGTGACTGCCCATGCCCTGAGCTCCGACAGCCGGAAGCGAACCATCTGGCCGACCCGGTAGTGCGGAATGCGCTTGGACGCGCGGCACCGAGGTTTGGTGAGGAAATACGGGGGAAGGTTGAGCAGACGCGCCGCGTGGCGTGCCCCCACCATCGGTTCCGCCGCTGGTGCTTGTGATTGGTTATGGTTCATTGCATGCTCCAGCAGCGGTCTTGCCAGGCGCACATCCGGCATTCGAAGTGGGTTGAGTCGTGGAAGGCGCGTGGCAGAAGCTCGCCAGCCTCGGTCGCCGTGATGACCTTCACCGCCCGATCCGACATGCGCTGGGCCAGTGCCGCGTCAAAGGGCACGAGCTCGGTGTAGATCTCCATCGTGTCGGCGTTGAGCGCCGTGAAGATCGCCGGGTGCTCGTGCAGTTCGAGATAGGCTTGGTAGATCGCCACCTGCGCGGCGTAGACGGGCTTGGAGATGGCCAAGCCCTTTTTCTCCAGATCGCTCCAGGACTTGTTGCCCAGGCACTTGCACTCCCAGAGCGCCGGATAGGCGAAGCCCTCGGGGCCCGCGACGATGACGCCGTCGACGTGGCCCTGCAGGCGACCGTCAGCCACCGAGAAACCAATCTGCTCGCCGTCTGCCTGGCGGGTGCGCAGGTCAAAACCCGCGTCCCGCAGCCACGCGACCATGCAGTCCTCCATGACATGGCCACGCTCGAAGATGCGCAGCATCCGGCCGGGGACGTCTCGCCCGTGGTCGATGGGCGCCTTGGCGTACTCGAACTGCAACGCACGCTCGCAGGCCACCCCGAGGCGCGAAGCCCCGAGGTACTGGCGCACAGACTGGCGGGCGCGGACCTGCTGCAACCCGGCGTCGACCAGGGCGGTGATTTGGCCCGCGATGCTTGATGAGGAATTGAAATCCATCATGGCTTCCTCCCCTTCGGTTCTTCCCAGGGCAGGTCGTCCTCCAGATCCGCGAACGGATTGGCGGCATCGGGTGCCAGCGGATCGGGCGTGGGCGGCAAGCCCCGCACGGGCGGAAACTTGCTGGACTCGTGGTGCGCGACCATTGCGTCCGACCAGCAGGTGACGATGGCGTCGATTACCCGCAGGGCCTCGGCTTCGGAGTAATCGCCCAGTGGCTTGGTGAAGCCGATCTCGCCCGCTGCCTCGCCAAACGCCTTGAGGCAATGGCGCATTGCGACCAGTTCGACATCAGACGGATCGATCATGGCGACCTCCGTCTTGTCGATGCGACCTTCCTTGGCCCGCTGCCAGTTGCCGTACAGCGCGTGAAATGCGTCCTGGCAGCGACGCGAACAGAACACCCAGTCGATGGGATAGCGCCGGGGGTCGCCCACACCGTGGCGGTTGTCGGTGTGGCCGTAGCCCCGGGCCTGTCGTTTGCAGACCCAGCATTTCACGCCCCCTCCTCGAGTTCATCGAGCAGCAGGCCCAACTGCAGAGCAGCGCCAGCAAAGGCGGCCTCGCAGCGGCGCTTGAAGTCGGGATAGCTCTGCGAGCTGCGCGCAATCGCCGTGACGGCGTGAATCTGCGATTCCAGATGCGCGAGTCCCTGATCGGACAGCCACTGGTGGTGCTTCTGCGAGATACCCTTGCGATTGCGGATCTCGCCCAGCAAGTCCTCCGGCAGCACCGGCCCGTACACCCAGCGCAGCGTGATCTGGCCTACAACGTGCGGAGGGTTCTGGTCGTGACCCTGGTATTTCCAGCCGAACAACCGATAGATGGCGCGGTAGTAGTCCGGATGGAAGCGGCGCTCCCACGATGCGCAGGACTGGCGCAGCAACTTGGAGATCAACTCCTGCAGTGCGTCCGGTGCACGATGGTGCTGGTAGCCGGTGGCCTCGTCGATCAACGCGACCTCGCCGGTGGTTGCGAGAGCCCGCATGATCTTCATGCAGTTTGGCACGAGCTTTTGCCGGGCACGGTGCAGTGTCCGGCTGAGCGCAGCGTCAATTACGCCGGACGCGATCATGGTGATGACGCCTGCAGGGAAAAACTGCGCCCGACGACCATTCGGAAGGCAAATCGGTGAGTCAAATTTATCCAGCTCTGACAACGAGTTAGGTGCGTAATCAGCCAGAATTTGCCGAAAACGGTGACCCGTGTTGTTTTCGTGAAAACCGAGCAGCTTGGCCAGTTCCTTGCGGACGTAGCCGCGCTCGCCGGTGGTAAGCACGACCGCTTCGCAGTCGAGATCGCCGAAATGCACGACGCCGTAGTGGCTGGCAGTGAAAATGGAGGTGTTCATGGCGACGTCCCTTACTGCGCCCACGACGGTTTGCCCGTCACGGGTGCGCGTTGCGGGGCCGGTGCCTGGTACGCGGGCGCTGCCTGCGCCGGAGCGCCGGACGTGCCACCTCCAGGCGACTTGGGCGGCACTCCCATCAACTTGGCGTAGTCGGGGTGATCGGGTTCAACCGCGACTTTGACCACGTTGCGGTCTTGGCCCTTGCTGTCCTTTTCAATGTCCACACGGGCCAGGAACTCCAAACCATCCAGTTCGTGGAAGCCCTGGATGCGGCGCGCAGCAGCGGCCTGGGGGCTGTTGTCCTGCGGGTGGACATTGCGGGCGCTGTTGAGCGCAGCGCGGATGAAGCTGCGCCCCATCTGCCCCCAGGTCGGCCCCTTGGGCGAGGACAGCCCGATGTTCGACCACAGCTTGCGCTTCGCGTACTCACCGCCAGTGACGACAAACTCCGCAGCGAGGTACACGGCCCCAGTGTCGAAAGACTGGGTGGCGTAGCCGCCCGTCCAGCCCTGGCTCTGGTCGTCATAGCCGCCCGGTTTCACGGTCATGCGCATTGGCGCAATGACGCCCTTCGGGATCAAATCGAAGCCAGACTGTTGGGGGTCGGCATCCTGAAAATCAAAATAGTTGGAAGACATGGCGATTACTCCTGGGATTCGGTGGGGGTCGTGGTGGCGGTACTGGCGGGCGTGATGGATGTGCCCGCGCACTTGGCGATCAGCGCGCCGAGATGCGGCGGCTCCAGCAGGTCGAGGCGACCGCTGCGGTCTTTGGCCGGGAAGCCGTAGGGATTGACGGTGTGCGTGACGAAGGCGCGGTAAGAACTACCGTCGTCGGCCTTGATCTCGGCCAGGGTCACGACTTCGTCGACGATGCCGGGCAGCTCCAGGCTGGTCTTGCTGCCTTCGATCTGTGGCACGAACACCTTTCGGTTGAAGTCGTCGAGCCGCTCGTCGAGGATGGCGACGAACACCACGTTTTTGCCCCGGGCATGCTGCAGGTGCGTCAGCGCACCGATCATTTCCTGGCCGAGCAGCCCGTAGGCCGCGCGCAGATCGGGTTTGCCGGAACGGTCGCTGACCGCGCCGGGCTGCGTCTTGCACCACGCAAAGCACTGGCGCGACAACTGGGTGATCGAGTCCAGAAAGAAGGTCTGGTAGCGATCAAGCTGCCCAGCGTCCCCAAACTTCTCGATGACGTGGTCGTAATGCGCCTGCGAGAACGCACTTTCCGGCGGCAATGACTTGTCCGGGCCCGCGAGAAAGACGAAAAGGTCGCGGCTATCGGGCCAGGATGTCAGCCGGATGGTGTCACCCGGCCAGTCGGCCACCGCCAAGTCACCCGCTTCGCCATCAAGGAACAGGGTGGTGACCGGATCCAGGTCTTTGAGCCGGGATGTCTTGCCGATACCGGATTTGCCCAACATCAGCAGCTTCACGCCCTTGCGCTCGGCCATCCGCTCCATGGCGGACACGATGGGGAGCTTGTTCATGCGGCACCCCCGTCGAGCGTCAGGGTGATGGTCGGCTTGCCTTCTTCGACCGTGCGTGCGGCGGCAAACTGCTGTTGCAGCGCCGGTGGCCAGTTGGTGTAGCGGGACTCGGACACCGACAACTTGATGTCGATGTAATCCTCGATCTTGTCGCCCGAGGCAAGGATGCGCTCGGCCATCTCCTTGAGGATGGTGTGGTTCCAAGTCACCTTCTTGGGGAGCTCATACTTGACATGCAGCAAGCCGTCGTTGACGTGGGCGGTGCCAAAGTCACGACCGGCATCGCGCAGTGCGGCGCGTGCCTGCTCGCCGAAACGCTGCACCTTGGCGGCATCCAGCTTGGTGCGCAGCGGCTTGAGATATGCGATAGCTTCATCAACATTGCGTTCGGCATCCAAGAAGTCCTGGATCGGCGCGGCTGCCAGTTGAGCGACGGACATGCTTGCGAGGTCAGCGGGGTAAATGGACAGTTCTTTCATGGCCATCTCCTCACACCGGCACGCGTTCGGATGTCGAGGCGTAGACGTGGCGCTTCTCGTAATCGAGCACGCCGTTCTTGCCATCGAGGGGATAGGCCACCTTCTTCGAAAACTTATTGAAGACAGGGCCTCGGCCCATACCGCGCCAGCGCGTGAGCGTCTTGGGGGACATGCCCCAGCGACTGGCGAGTTCGACCTCGCTGAGGAACCGCCGCTGTGACAACGCAGCGGATTCAGGGGTGGGCGTCGAAGTGAATCCGACGCCGGAATTGAGGCCCGGTGTGCCACCGAAGCCTCCTGACAGTGCCATTGAATAGGCCATTGCCGTGCTCCTTCCCGTTCAGGGATTGGGGCGCGACCGGTGGCCAGTCCTGTACTGGCCGTTGACGCCGATCACGCCTTCATCTGGGAAGGCGCTACATCCGGCGTAGCAACAGCTACTTTTGGCGTAGCAGAAACTTTT